TATCATCGCCTGGATACCCATTGAGGATAAAAAAAACCCGACCTTGCATGACTAACGCGGTGGTATCGCTCCCGTAGTGGCTCAATTCACGACAATAGCTGATGTGATAATTCCCGAAATCTCGGGTCATGTTTGGCATGACCTGACGGGTCACAGGGCAGAGATTGGATGAGAAACCATGTGAGTGTAAATCGGCTATAGTTGCAGTTCGCATAATCGCCTCCTTAGGCAGATACTAGGTGGCTCAAGTAGCCATCCCTTTCAATAAACCTATTGTACCTCAATAAAGGTACAGTACAAGTTAATTGTGTCTCCATCCAACCATCTTTTGCATAAAAGAGGTGGTTCGCCATTTTAAGTCTGAATCTCCAATCCAACCTCAGTTTGCAAATAACCTTTCTTCCTTCTGTTTTGCCAGGATTGGAACGTTTTTCTCCCTCCAGGCCCTGTTTCTTTCATCCTTCCTGGATTTCTCCTCCGCCGCTCTAGCGGCTTCTTTTTGCGTCGAAATTTCCTCAGCCTCTCCTATTAGGTGGTCATAATCACCAGAAGAAACCATGCGCTTCCATTCCCCAAACGCTCCCTCACCCTTCGGGCCATATTTGTCCATCATTTCCCTGTTCTTTTTTAGTGCTTGACGCTGCTCTGGCGTGGCCTGGACTTTTTCTTTTTGTTGGCCCTCTTTCCTTGATTTTGTCTCACTATTTGTTTCATCAGAGGTAAATCTTTTGGTGCCATGGGCGTCCTTTATGTTTTCCCCATTGAATTTGCCGCCCATCCCAGCCTTAACCTCCCCGCCCTCGCCAATTAGCACCGGTGAACCCTTTGAGTCAGGGCCGTTTGGCTTTACGGTTACCCATTTATCGGAGTCTTGGGCCATGGAATCTTCCTGCACCTGAATGTCCGTAGTCTCATCATCAAACATCCCCGGCTGCACAATCTCCAAGTCACCATCGATGTTATCCCACCCAGAGTCCGGGTCGTCTGACAGCTGCTGGCGCGCCTCGCTCGGGTCAATGACGCTGTTGGTGATGTAGATCTGCGCCTCCTGGGCCTTGTTGAATCGGATCTCACTTTCCTCCTTCGCGCTGGTCTGCCACAGCGATTTGAACTTGAAAGTGATCGCATCGTCAATCTCGCCCCACTTGCTGAGCTGGATGACTTTCAACATGGTGTCCAGCGGGCTGAAATAGTAAGACTGCTGCACCGAGCTGATGTCGTCATAGAATGAGCGGATCTCCCCCTCGCTGCTCGCGTTCAGGCCGGATGGGCTGATGCCTGTGAGCTTGATTGCTGGGATCTTCGACACCGAGCACATGTGCTCCTGAGACTGGCTTTGCAGATCCGCCAGGCCAGACAGCGGGGTGTTCACCTGCACGATGTCCTCAGTCTCATAGTCCATCACTCCCATGCCGAGGTTGCTCTGCATGTTGACGTACATCTCGACCCGGTCGAATACGTCACCACCTTCGCCACCATTCAGTACCTGGGCCATGTTGGTCTTAAGGAAGGTGCGGGAGAATTTATCCACCAGGTCACTGACAGATTGCCGGGTGCGCAGCCAGTTCTCGACGTAGGGCTGTGCCAGCTGAGACATTGAGATGCCCGAGAAGTTGTAAGCCGGCTTGAGCATGTCCGGCAGCGGGCGGGTGATGATGGTCAGCAGGCGCGAGGCGTGCATCTCTCGGCCCAATACCCACCAGGTGCTGGGTTTGTAGAAGTCAGGCGCGGTCGGGTCGAGCGCGTTGTAGGCGCTGGGGCTGGTCCACATCGGCTCTATGTTAGAGAAGCCGGTGAGGCTGCCTTTCTTGATGGTGCGGGGATCCAGTATCAGCGGCACTGAAACGTCAGCCCCTTTGATGTTTATTGAGATCTGGCCGCGACCAAAGAAGCAATCGTGCTCGGCAGCCTTCTGGATGATCCCCATGACGCCGTAATACTCGCAGGCCTCCTCCAGCTCCTTTATCTTGCTGGCCATCTCCTTGGCCTTGGTCCGGTCCTTGCTGGTTATCTCGATCCCCTCGCGGGTGAGCTCGGTACTCAGCGTGGACGCAAAAGCCCGATACTCAGGCCGAGTGGCCAGCGCCGCCAGGTTCTGATAGCCGGGGAACGGCTGAATATCGGCAGCATAGAGGCCACCTGCTGCCGAGTTGAGAAACTGGTAGGTCGGGCCACAGAGGGAATCCATGGCCACGGCTGGGGTGGTGCCGGCAGGGACAACGCCAGGCATGAGCTGAGGAGGCGCCCACTTGATGGCAGCGTCACTGGCCCGTCGCTCCATGGACTTCATTACGGCTCGGCGCATGGCGAGTTTGCGGGCCTTCTGCCGCTCCTCGGCGCGAGCTGAAGCGGCCACCTTATCGTCGCCACCCTGCTTGGTCTTATTTCTGTCAAATGGCCACATTTTTTTCCCCTACTTTGCGCCAAGGATGGTTTCAATGACCCGATGATAGATGCGTGCATCAATATCGTCCATCAACGGTTTAAGCTCGGTTGCTATTTCCAGTTTTCGAGACTTCCAGGCTTTATGGGCCAGCGCTGGATCGGTGAAGTAGCCAAGGTGTTCCTGCCTGCCTAACGGGTGACTGCAACGGGCCTGATACTTGCCGTGCTGCTTGTTGTAGTAAACACCTATCGGGAACTCGCCCCGAGCAGAACCATGGTCGGTAGTCAAGGAGTTGAGCCAACCAGGAACATATATGCAGGTGCCTGGCGAGTACAGATTCCCGCTTCCGATTAGGTCCTTATCGAGCTGCCACCCATCAACCTGATTTTCCAACCACCACGACCTGAACGCCATGAACGAGCGCCACTCTTCGATTACCTTTACGTTAGCGTAAGTGGGTCTCATGGAGTGGAACTTTGGATAGTAGCAGCGCTTCAGCATGTTCCTCCACGACCTGTATGCCGGGCAGTCGGTCTGATTGCCATTGACAACGGGCTTGACGGAGTAGTCAGCATCATTGACACCGAACCCGTACACTAATTTCATATAAACCTCAATAAAAAACCCCGCTGCCGCAGGTACGAGCTGCAACAAACGGGGTGTAAGGCCAAGGGCCTTAAGTTGACTCGATCTCGTACATCGCAACTTAAAGCACCTAACGATCTCATTGTGCGAATCCATGCGCCCGATGTCAATCCTGCATCGTGCTTTTTCAAAGGTCGCCCCTATCTTCTGCGCATTTGATGCCGCATGGCGCGGGCCTTGGCTTCTGCCGAGATCTTGATCCTTCCGCGGTTAAGCATCATCTGCTCAAGGCCATAGCGAAGTGAGTCAACAAAGTGGTTAAAATCATCAATAGGCTTGTTTGTTGCCTTGCCATCCTTGATTTCCCAGCTGTAGTTGTTGAACTCGGTCATGAACTCAACAAGATGCGCATTAACCACGATCTGAAATTCACTAATGAAGTCAATCCCCGCGTTTATCGAATCTTTCCCTTTTAGAGCCGCCTCAACCCTTACTCCCTTTGACTTGATGTAATCTATGGACTTTGGCTCGGAGCTGTCCGCAACGGTCTTATGGCGATGAGCAGACAATGCTTTTATGGCCTGTGCTATCTGTGCGTTGGACATGCCCTTTTCATAGAACCCGTCATAGACATAAAGGATCATGTTTTTCAGATCCACATACGTCTGATTGAATGCTGTCGGGTCGTTCGTATAGCCAAAGTCCAAGCCTTGAACGCAATCAAGACCGGCTATCTCCTCCGGCCTGATTAACCTCTGGGTCACGCGGGTGAACACAAGGCCCTCTGCGGTACCCCAGTTTCCAAGCGCGTAGATATTGTAGTACCTGGGGTTTGTTTTTTTCTTGTTCTCCATAACCATCTTGTATTCATCATCAATGAATGCGTTATCAAGATAGGTCGTATGAAGTGTGAACACCCCGCGCATTGGGTCATCAAAGAATATCTTTTTGATCCAATGCTGCTCACTAATCGGGTTCAGCGTGAGAATGATCTGCTTGAGGCATCCGTGATTGCCTCGCAAGCGCAAGTCAAGTTGCTCGAAATCCTCCTGAGCTAGCTCAGTAGCCTCTTCGCACCAGATGGATGTAACACCCTCAATTGACTTAAGCTTTTCCACGTCATCCAAACCACTAAACATGATTTGAGATCCGGTCGGCTTGTATATTATTGTCTTGTCAGTAAGGTTGATATCGAACTCGGAATTCAAGCCCCACCTACTGATTATGTTGCGAATCAGGGTAAAAACAGACCGCTTGATCGTCCTGTCAACCTTACGTATTACCAGAAAGTTATGCTTAACATCACTCTCTTTCAGGAGGCGATACAAAACCTTTCTGGCCACCACGTGAGACTTGCCGCTGCCCGCCCCGCCCCATAGGACTTGATATCGGCTCTGATCGACAAATGCAGGCACGAAAGCCGGGGACTTTTCCTTAACGTGCTTGCGGAAAAGTGCCAGATTCACCATTCGTTGGTTCCGTCATCTACCACGCGGACATTATGATCAATGATCTGCTTGTCCAGCCCCAGCAGCTTGGCCTTGCCCATCGTGGCGGCAGTGGCTGCGGCGGCCTGGGGGGTCTCGGCGCAGAGGGCGGCCTGGCGGTTCTCTTCCAGTTCGGCGAGGAGGGTGTCGACGGTGATCTGGTTGCGCTCCTTGGTGGCTTCCCGCAATTCCTCTATGCGCGCTGCAACGTGCGGTTCTGCTGCCAGCTCGCACGCCTTGACGGCAATCACTGCCGGCTTCATCTTGTCGGCCCTGTAGGCCATTT